AAAAAAATTGCTTGACCTGCCTAACCAGGCACGTCGAGCTGTGGTGGTCGAGTCGGACCTCTAGTCCCGCTCGACTAAATACGTGAGCCGCCTTCGGGTGGCTTTTTTTATGGAGCAACCCTAGTGAGTGAAGAAAACACCCAGCAAAGTGCCGAGGAAATTTGGCAACAGGAAGCAGCCAAGCTTGAGGCCGGCGACACGCCCGCCCCAGAGGTTGTGCCTGAGGTAGCTGCCCCTTCTGAAGAGGAGGTGCCGCAAGCCGAGCCGCAGCCAGAGCCGCAGCCGGAGGTTAGCGACCCACTGGATGGCTTACCCGACGCCGTCAAGGTCAAACTGGCCGAGATTGACGAGCTGAAGAAAGCCAATGCTCAATTACTGCACCACGTCAAATCGACTGAGGGTCGAGTGGCTGCCATGCAGCGAGAAGCGCAGATAGCCCGTCAAGCGGCCAAAACCGCAGATGACGCGCCCACGTCTGGTCAGATAGCTGCCGCATCCAAGAACCCCGAGAAGTGGGAAGCTCTCAAGCAAGATTTCCCCGAGTGGTCAGAGGCCATGGAGGAGTACGTCTCCGCCAAATTAGCCACCCAGCCCAAGACACAGCCCGCCGTCAGCGCACAGCAGATCGCCGGTTATGTCCAACAGCAAGTGGCGCAAACCCGTGCAGAGATGCAAAAAGCGTTTGAGGAATCGCGCGTCGAGGATCGACACGGCGACTGGAAACAGACGGTGCAAACCCAAGACTTTGTGTCCTGGTTCCAGATGCAGTCCCCCGAAGTGCGTGCGCTGGCTCAGTCCAACGCAGCCAAAGACGCCATCCGCATGCTCGACATGTACGAACAGGCCAAGACCAAACCCGCTAAGGAAGTCAAGCAAGAGCGCAGTGCACGACTCGCGGCAGCCGCGACAACCCCCCGAGGCCAGACCACACCCCCAGCCAAATCGCTGGACGACATGTCGGCCGAGGAACTCTGGAACTACGAAGCCAAGCAACGTGCCCGTACCGCGGCCGAGCGCGGCTTTTAACTTTTAAGGAACTTTCACCATGGCTATTCAAAACTATGGCACCGTTGCGTCACGGAACCTAATCCGTGCCGCACAGGGCATGCTTGAGCATGCTCAACCCATCACCGTACTCGGTGATTTCGGCACCCAGCGGGAAATGCCCAAGAACTCCACCGACACGTTGGTGTTCCGCCGCACCCTTCCCTTTGGCGCGTCGACCTCCGGCACCACGATCGAAGGCAGCAGCCGCTACGTTGGCACCCCCAGCGTCACGGCCAGCGACTTCGTATTGGCCGAAGGCGTGACCCCGTCCAGCAACACCATCAGCTTCCAAGACGTCACCGTCCAGCTTCAACAATACGGAGTATTATTTAAATATTCTAGTAAAGCTGAAAATCTGTACGAAGATAGTATTCCTTCAGAGATGGTCAAGCTAACGGGCGAGACCATGGCCGAAGTGATGGAGCAGGTGCGCTACGGCGTGTTGAAGGCTGGCTCGACGGTTCTGTACAGCAACGGCTCCAGCCGTGCCGCTGTCAACACCGCGATCACCTTGAACGCCCTGCGTAAGGCTGCCCGCACGCTGGAGTCCAACCGTGCACGCCGCGTGACCTCGCGTCTCGCCCCAGGCGTTGACTTTGGGACCCGTGCTGTGCAGCCGGCCTACATCGTGTTCTGCCACACCGACGCCGTGGCCGACGTGCGCAACCTCGCAGGTTTCACCCGCGTGGAAGAGTACGGCAGCTACAAGCCCATCCACGACCGCGAGATCGGCGCCTGTGAAGACTTCCGCTTCATCAGCTCGCCGCTGCTCAAGTCGTTCGAGGCTGCTGGCTCGGGCACCCTAAACGGCATGTTGTCTGTTGGCGCTGCCAACGTCGACGTGTACCCCTTCATCATCATTGGTGAGGACGCTTGGGGTCAGGTCGCTTTGAAGGGCATGAGCGCCGTCAAGCCGATCGTGTTGAGCGCCAACGACACCAACCATGCGAACCCCTTGGGTCAGTTTGGTTATGTCGGTGCCTCGACCTACTTCGCGACCGTGCGCCTGAACGACGCCTTTATGGCTCGTATCGAGGCCGGTGTAACCGCTCTGTAAACCACGCCGGGGCTAGTCCCCGGCTTTACTTAAGGAAACACCATGGCTGAATCAGTCGCACAGCGCGTAAGCGCGATCCCCGACGGCTTGACCGAGCAAGAGCTGCGCCAGCTACTGGCCGCCCTCGTGAATGGTCTGCAAGCCGTCATGGCAAAACTTGATGCGGATGCTGGCGTAACGGATACCGACTACGCCACCACTCTCGCGACCTACGTAACCGATTAAGGAGCCTCGCAATGAGCTACAACCTTGAGCAAGCAAACAGCGGCTACATGTCGCTGACCGCCGCCGGCCTAGCCGAAGGCACCAACTCGGCCACTTTCAAGACGGCCAACACCCTGACCTACACCAGCGACGGCGTGTTTAAGTCCAAGTCGGCCACCGATAACCTCACCTTCAGCAGCGGCCACACCGCCCTGGCAGCCTCCCAGGCTTGCTTGTTCGGCGTTTGGGCTGATGCCTCGGGCAACATCACGACGACCCAAGGTCCGATTGGTGTGGCCGGTGAGGTCTGCCCGGTCCCGGGAACGAACGCGACTGGCACGACGCTGGTTGGCCTGATTAAGGTCACCACCGACGCCAGCACCACGTTCACTGCCGGCACAACCGACCTAGGCGCCAGCGGGATCACCGATGCGTATTACGACTGCATGGTGATGCCGGGTAACGCCCTGTAAGAAAAAGAGCGCCCTTCGGGGCGCTCACTTCTTTGGCTCAAACGGTTGACTCGGGTCTCGCCCTGACGACCAGACTTTGGGCTTTTGTTCTTCAGTGGGTTCTTCCAACGGCTCCGCAGCTTCATCCTCAACCTCTGTAACGGGAGCCTCTGTAGCTTCATCCCCAGCTTCCGCAGGCGGCGGTTCAAGCGGTTGATCTAATTCGGGGATACCAAAATAATCAGGATCACCTGGCTCGATCGGCGATAGTAACGATTCGGGGTCTGAGGGGTCAGAGTCATCTCCGTCCGTTTTGGGGAACAAGTCGCTCAGGCGAATATCGAGGGGGTAATCATCAATATTTGCGGTCAACTTCGCAATTGACTTGATGTCACTCGCTGCCATCCCAAGCCGACCATCATGGGGCCACCCATTAAGAAACATCTTCCCCTTGAAACCGTGCGCTCTAGCGTAGTCCCCAAGGTATTTGCCTAATCTATATCCAGGTCCAATCTGCACATGATCAAACGTTGTCTCAAACAATACTTCAACAAATTTAACCCTCTCAGGTCGACCGTAGGCGCCCGTTTTTCTGAATATTGTTTTTTCTGACGAAATAGTGACAAGGCTCGCTAAGTTGCTATTTAAGACCTTGTCGATCAAGTCCTCGATACTAAATTTAGTCAGCTCTGCTGTGGCCAACCACCAAACCAGGTGCACGACGATCTCAGCTTCGTCTTTAGCCTGCTGCGCATCCAGGAGTTGCCGGTTCTTCTTTTCCAGCTCCTCACGCTCAGCATCGAATGTTTTGTCTACCGACTCCCGAAGAGCCTTGTATTGCTCGTAGGACAAACCGGACCCGATTTTGGAGGGGGATGTGGCGTCGCGCGCGCGCTGTTCAAGCGCCTGCCATTCTTCGTCAGCTACCTTTTTTAGAGCCCACCACTCAGGACTTTTTTTCATAACGGTCCCCGCAACAGGTAGATAAGCCGGCCACGGCTTGCTGAAGCCGACTGCACCTACTGACCCGCTTTTTCCAATTCAACCAGCCCCGCCAGTGAACCCTGCTGGCGGTTTCTTTTTTTAAACCGAGAGGTGATTATGCCGAAACGACCTGCAATTGAAGGTGTTGAATTTTCTGACGACCAACCTGTGGTCGAGACCGTGGCCGAGTCCACTGACTTTCGTTCCATGGCAGCCAACGAAGCTTTCATGAACGAGTTGGTCACGATACTGATTCACAGCTCCACCGACGAAAACCAGCCCCCTCAGGTCTTGGTTAACGTAAACGGCACCAACCAGCCAATCATCCGTGGCTACCCGACCAAGATCAAACGCAAGTACGTCGAGGTGCTGGCTCGGATGAAAGAGACCCGCTACAACCAAGTCACCCGTAACCCTAGCGCCCCTGACCAAGTCGACATGGTGGCGCGCCATGGATTGGTGTACCCCTTTGACTTGGTCGAAGACCCCAATCCCAAAGGGCGGGGGTGGCTGAACAACGTGCTGGCTGAGGCTGCATGACCTTCATTGAACTGGTCAACCGGCTACGCGTGGAATGCGGCGTATCCGGCCCTGCGCTATCGACCGCTCAAAACCTAACGGGTGAGAGCGCTCGCATGGCCAACTGGATTAACGCGGCCTGGACTGATATTCAGACCAGCCGCGACGATTGGCAGTGGCTGCGCGCGGAGTCGACGTTTAACACCACGGCGCAGCAGCAGTTCTACACGGCCACTGAGGCGGGTATCGGCTCGACCTTTGCCAACTGGAAGCGCGATAGCTTTCGCTGCAGCACGGTCGGCGAGAACTACGCCGATGAGCAAATCATTAATTTCCTTGACTACGCCGAATTTAGAAACCTGTACATGTACGGCAATCAGCGCACGACCTACACCCGCCCGGTGATCGTGACGGTTGCCCCCGACAAAAAGGTCGGGCTCGGCAGCACCCCTGACAAAGCCTACGTAATCGGCTTTGAGTACTACCAAAAGCCAGTGACCCTATCTGCCGATGCCGATGAGCCGGCGCTACCGACTAACTTCCACCTAATCATCGTCTACCGAGCGATGATGTACTACGGGGGTTACGAGGCGGCCAGCGAGGTTTACCAGCGCGGCGAGGCCGAGTACCAACGCCTGTACCAGCGGCTGTTGGTTGATCAAATGCCGCCCATCACCACTGGGCCGCCGCTAGCATGAGAGCCGTGCCTCCGGTCCGCTACGACCTTATTCGTTTAGGCGGCGGGCTGGATCAAGTCACTCCGGCGCTCTCACTCCCCTCGGGGATTGCTCGACGAGCTGCTAATTTTGAGTGCTCGGTCAATGGCGGCTACACCCGTATCAGTGGCTACGAGCGCTTTGATGGGCGCCCTCGCCCAAGCGATGCGATCTACACCCTGCTGGCGGTGACCTTCTCGGGCACTGTCGCGGTGGGTGATACGTTGGTCGGTGCCACCAGTGCCGCCTCGGGGTACGTGATTGCTGTGACCGACAGCACGATTGCGGTCACGGCGACGGTGGGTACCTATTTAGAGGGCGAAGACCTCAATGTCTCGGCTACTGCGCAAGCCAACTTGGTCCAGGTGACCGGTATTAGCTCCGACGGTCTGCTGGATGCGTCCTACAAAAACTTGGCGGCCGACTACTACCGCGCTTCCATAACGGCAATCCCCGGCTCGGGGTCGATTCTTGGGGTTTGCTACTACAACGATGTGGTATTCGCATTTCGGAACAACTCTGGGGGCACCGCGGCTGATCTTTACAAAAGCACAGCCACCGGGTGGACTCAAGTCACACTGCCGAAAGAAATATCTTTTGGAACAGGTACGGCGGAAATAAGCGACGGCGACACGGTCGACGGCGCGACAAGTGGTGCCAGCGCTACCGTTGCCCGGGTCGTATTAGAGACCGGGACGTGGGGCGCAGGTACAGCGACTGGCAGGTTAATTCTCACCGGAGTCACCGGTACTTTTCAATCTGGGGAAAACCTTCAGGTCGGCGCAGCCGTAAAAGCGGTAAGCACCAGCACCGTTACCCAAATATCATTTCTACCGAACGGTCGGTTTGAAACCGTCATTGCCAACTTTGGCGGCGGCACAACCAACTACAAGGTCTATGGCTGCGATGGGGTAAACCGGGCGTTTGAATTCGACGGCACCACGCTGGTACCTATTAGCAGCGGGATGGCCACAGACACCCCTGAGCACATCTCGTTTCACAAGCAGCATCTGTTTTTGAGCTTTGGCGCCAGCCTGCAGTTCAGTGCCTTGGGCGACCCCTACCAGTGGACGCCCCTGCTGGGCGCCGGTGAACTGGCGATGAACGCCCCCATTACCAATCTGCTCACCCTACCCGGTGATCAGACCTCGGGCGCTCTGGCTGTTTACACCAGGCGTGACACAAACGTGCTTTATGGCACCAGCTCGGCAGACTTCAGCCTAGCCACCCTGAACTCAGGGACTGGCGGTCTGGCCTACACGGCGCAAAACATGGACGTGGCTTACGTGCTGGACGATCGAGGCGTGATCTCCCTTGGCACGGCGCTGAGCTTCGGAAACTTTTTACCGGCGTCGCTGACCATGAACATCAACCCGTTCGTGGCCAGCAAGCGTGCCCTGGCCTGTGCCTCATCGGTCCAACGTGAAAAGGGTCAGTACCGGGTTTATTTCAATGACGGTACCGCCCTTTACGTGACGATCGTCAACGGCAAAGTGCTTGGCTCGATGCCGATGCAATTTGTCAGCCCGGTGCTGTGCTTTGCCGAGGGCGACTCAAGTACAGGTCAGGCGCGGCAATTCTTTGGCTCGACCGAGGGCTTCGTCTACGAGATGGATGTCGGCTCCAGTTTTGACGGCTCGCCTATCGCTGCCAACTTGAACCTTATCTACAACGCCGTGAACTCACCCCGCGTACTCAAGCGCTTCAGGCGCGCCAGCGTCGAGATGACTGGCGACAGCTACGCCGAGATTCAGTTTGCCTATGAACTGGCGTACTCAAGCGCCTACATGGAGCAGCCCAGCGAATCGGTTTACACGACCGATTTGCGTTCAAGTTTCTGGGACGACACCACGTGGGACAACTTTGTCTTTGACGCGCAGGAGGTCAGCCCCACCGAAGTCGAGGTTGTCGGCACGGGCGAGAACATCGGCATCCGAATCTCTAGCGAATCTGACCTGTTCCGGCCATTTACGGTCAACAGCGTCATCCTCCACTACACACCCCGTAGGGGCATTCGATGAGCAACAGCTACTACGTCCACGCCACTTTCCCAGCACCCAACAGCCCCGGCTCCTCGGCCTCAATGCGCAACGAGCTGGAGCTGATTACCGACGGATTTGACAAACTCCCCACGCTATCGGGTAACGGCTACAAGGTCGCCATCGTTAACGCAGGCGGCACGGCTCTGATCGCAAGCAACGCGCTGCAGGGTCTGACCATCACCACCAGCACCCTTACCTCCAACACGCTCACTGGCAACACCATCACAGGTGGCTCAATCAACAACACCCCAATTGGGGCGAGCACAGCGTCCTCGGGTGCGTTTACGACGCTGACCGCCAGCTCCACGGTCAACTTGGGGTCCTCGGTCACACTGGGTGGTGGCGCGATCAACAACACCACAATCGGCGCCACTACCCCTTCCACCGGCGCGTTCACAACGCTGAGCGCAACTTCGGGCATAACCGGCGGTCTGACGGGCAACGTCACAGGCAATGTCACGGGCAATCTGACCGGCAACGTCACAGGCAATGTCACGGGCGACGTGACTGGTAATGTCACCTCCAGCGGAAGCTCGACTTTTAACAACGTCACCATTACGGGTGGCTTGGACATGGACGCCGGAACCACGGCCACCATTACCAACTTAAGCGCCCCTGTGAATAACGGGGATGCTGCCACCAAGCTATACGTCGACACGGCTGACGCGACGAAGCTACCCCTAGCCGGCGGCACCATGTCGGGCGACCTGAACATGGGCAGCAATACGGTGACCGGGCTAAAAGCCCCGTCTGCCACCGACGACGCCGCTACCAAAACCTACGTCGACACGGCGGACGGCACCAAACTTTCCTTAGGTGGCGGCACCATGACCGGCGCCATCGCTATGGGCAGCAACAAGATCACCGGCCTCGGCGACCCCAATGACGCCGGTGATGCTGCCAACAAAGGCTACGTGGACACCGCGGTGCAGGGGCTGGACGCCAAAGCATCGGTTCGCGTTGCCACAACAGCCAATATCACCCTGTCGACTGAGCAAACCATTGACGGCGTCGCGGTCGTTGCGGGTGACCGAGTCCTGGTTAAAAACCAAACAGATGCAGAGGAAAACGGTATCTATGTTGCCTCGGCCACTGCCTGGTCGCGCGCTTCGGACGCCAATACGTGGGCCGAGTTGGTATCGGCGTTCGTATTCGTCGAGTCCGGCACCGCCGGCGGCGACAACGGCTTTGTCTGCACGGTCGATGCTGGGGGGACGCTAGGCGCCACCGACGTCACTTGGGTGCAGTTCTCCGGCGCTGGGCAAATTACCGCTGGCGCTGGGATGACCAAGTCGGGGAACACGCTGAACGTGGCAACTGCCGACACTGGCCGGATTGTGGTGAATGCTGATTCCATCGACCTAGCTGGCAGCATTGTCACGGCCGGTACCTACCGATCGGTCACGGTTGACGAATACGGCCGAGTCACTGCAGGGACCACCCCAACAACGATCTCCGGCTACGGCATCTCGGACGCGTACACCAAATCCGAAGTGGATACGGCGGTCGCGACGCGGCTGGCCTTAGCCGGCGGCACCATGACCGGTGCTATCGCCATGGGCAGCAACAAAATCACCGGACTGGGAGCGCCCGCCGCAACCGACGACGCAGCGACGAAGGGTTATGCCGACAGCTTGGTCGGCGGCTTCTTGAGCACCAGCGGTGGCACCATGAGCGGTGCAATCGCCATGGATAGCAACGCCATCACCGGTTTGCCCACCCCAACGGCAGCCGACGAAGCAGTGCGCAAGGATTACGTTGACGCTGTCGCTGGTAGCGCCACCGCCGCTGCGGCATCAGCAACCGCAGCCGCCACATCGGCAACCAATGCTGCAGCCTCTGCGACAAACGCGGCAACCTCGGAAACCAACGCCGCGTCGTCGGAGACCAATGCCGCCACCTCGGCAACCAACGCATCGAACTCGGCGTCTGCCGCGGCTACGTCGGCCTCAAACGCTTCGACCTCAGCCTCTTCGGCCAGCACCAGCGCGTCCAACGCTTCCACGTACGCATCCAACGCGTCAACGTATGCGTCCAACGCCTCGACCTCAGCAGGCAACGCGGCCACATCAGCGACCAATGCCGCAACTTCTGAGACCAACGCTGCCTCTTCTGCGACAGCCGCTGCTAACTACCCCCGCGTCACGTCCTACACCACCAGCACCATCATTAACCCAAACTTCGCGACGACGGACATGTACATCCTCACCGCACTGGCGAGCAACATCACGATCAATGCGGCCACAGGGATGAGCGATGGCGACAAGCTGCTGTTTCGCTTTCTCGACAACGGGACTGCTCGCACCATCACATGGAACTCGGTGTACGTCGACGCCAACGCCTCAAAACCGACTTCAACGGTAGCAACAAAAACGACCTACGTAGGAATGGTTTACAACGCCGGGCTTTCACGTTGGGACGTGATTGCCGTTATTCAGGAGTAATTTGTGCCCAGCATTAAATATTCAGTCGAAACCGAAGTCGGGCTATTCAACAGCACCCTCACCCTGCCCGAGGACCACACCTACACCGACGAAGAGATCGAGCAGCTCAAGCAAGCTTACGCCGACGCCTACGTTATTGAAACGCAAATCGCCGAAAAGACCTCCGCGATCAGAAATCTGAAGCAAATCGAAGTCATGCGTCGCAACGGCGGCGAGCTTGTTGAGCCGCCAGCGCCGGAGCCTGAGGCCGAGTAATGGCAACGCTTTACTGGGTTCCCGGCGGCAGCGGGACATGGAGTGACTCGAATAACTGGGCATCGAGTTCAGGTGGCACAGCTGGAGTCACACCCAACGACGACGCCGACGCCTATGTGTTTGACGCAAATAGCGGCACAGGCACGGCTCAGCTCGGCCAGGATGAGTGGATTGGGTCAATTGACTGCCGCGGTTTTACGGGGACGATAGATTTCCAGTCCTACAAATTGATTCTTTCCAACCGCATCGCTTCGGCAAATATGGTTTTCTTTCCAGCCACCATGGCTTTTGCCGGGACTCCCGTGCTGGAAACCTCGGGCCGGCGCAGTACTGGGGGTGGTAGTAGCAGCACCATCGCCATCAACCAGGTATTGGTCGAATCAAGCCCGCGGCTTTCGCTTCACATTGGCGAGGTAATCACGACATCCTCCAGCCGGACCTCCATATACATGTACGACTTGCGTCTAGAGGATTTGCTCATCTACGCCCCGTACAGCGCCACCGTGGATGGGTCTGTTTACCTTCGCGCCTACAGCAGTTTGATGCAGCAGCACATTTATGGCGACTACATCAACTACAACACGAACATTTACACCTACGCAACCACACGAGCGCGCTTCAAGACGCCCAGCGGCACAACGTCGGTGGTGAATCTTCCGTTAATGGGCAGTGGAAAATTTTCCATTCTGGAAATGGATTGCCCTGGCGGAACAGTCCAACTGCAAAGTTACGTCTCCATAACAAAGGAACTCAGTGTTTCGCCTTGCCTGCAGTGGCGCACCGGCGGGACACTCGATCTCAACGACAACGATTTGTTGTGCTACGGACTAATCAATGGCCCGGTGAACACTGCCTCGAACACAATCGCTATGAACACGACCTCAGGATCGATCAACTGGGGCACGAGCGGGACCAACACCATAACGGTCATGGCTGATTCTATTTACGAAAATCAGGTCGAGTACTACGACGGCAGCGGCTTTAGCTTTTCGTACGCCGACTACCCTTCAGTTGTTTGCACTAACCCTAATTTTTCGATCACTGGAACAGACCCGCGAATTATCCTAAGGACCAGTCAGGGCTTGCTTTCGGGTTCTGGCTATTACTACGTTGGAAAAGGAATCTGTCCGATCTTTGGCAACTGGCCGACCGTCACCATCGATGTTCAAGGCGGCAATGGCTTCACGTATCAGCATAAGTTCAATTGGCCGCATGGCCCACAAAGCACTTCCTCCAACACCCGGTGGTCCGCCCTCTACCCATTAGACACATCGATAAATCACATCAAAAAGCTAAAAATCTGGTCCTACACCACCTACTCGACCGGCCCGGATTACCGGAATTTGGTCTGGGGTGGCAATTACCAAAATCAATTCATCACGGATGCCTACGGCACGATCGATGAGGGCATCGAGGTTTACGACCCCAGTAACACCTTGTACACCCTGCAAAGCCCCAATTCAAACTACGAAACCGGTCACGAACACAAATTGGTGACCCTTGGGACTACCAGCGGGACGTGCACGCTAACCAACCCGGTGCGGACTTACTTCCCCCTTGAGAGCCCCGCTTTTGGTGTCAGCTTCATCGTCGATAACCCCAACAACGGGACGATTCTTTTAGAAAACGATATCTCTTGCCCCTTGCACTCGGGAGCTGGCCGAACGTGGGCATATTTGAACCGCGGAATAATCAACTTCAACGGCAAAACCTTCAGGGTCGGGAACTGCAAAACCGACACCACCGCCGTATCAGGCTACCCCACCGGCGACAAAATCACTTTACTTTGGAATGGCGGCGAACTCCAAATCACTGGCAAAACCAATTTCCCGTATGTGTCGTTTACTTCCTGGCACGAGTTTGGGACTGTCACCAATCACCTTATGGTGGATGACCCAGTCAACTCCACCGCACCAGGCCGAATCACGCTGTACTCAAACACCAACTTTTCTTACTCCAACAGCGGCAACATTCTCACTGCCAACCCAAACAGTGTTGGCGTCAAAGTTGGAAACGCCAATAGTCTGACGGACACCATATTTAAATTTGCAAGCAACATTGGCTCGATTAGTTGTGGCGGCACGTCGCTGACCTGCTACGCCTTTGAAATTGGCTACACCCCGACCGGTCATATCCCCTACAAGATATTTACCGACGACGGGATCGGCGCAACCACCAATGGCTCAAAGAAGATCACCTGGATCGACTGCGATCTTGAGGCGCCAGCAGGAACGAATTGGTCGACCGGAACCTCCCAAACAAGACTAGAGGCCGACTGGTCGTCGCTGCCCAGCCAGTACCTAGTCGTAGAGCAAGCCAGCGGAGAGGTACTGCGGCGCAACACCTACAACGTCAACTGGAAAGCGAGTGGGTCTGGTGCATCGTACAGAGCCCCGTCCAACTTTAACAACACTGAAAATTACGGGTACGTCACACTTTGGGACACCTCGATCGCGCCAATCTACTACGGAGACTTCATGCCTTGGTTCATGAGGCAGCGGTGAGATGGACCCAGTCACTGCTTTCGCCGCGTGCCAGAGCGCCTATGCGGCGATTAAGGCTGGCATCTCGGTAGGGAAAGAGCTGGTCGAAATTGGTGGGCACCTCGGCAAATTCTTTGACGGCGTAGCAGCCATTCGGGGTGCGGAGTCAAAGGCCAAGAACCCACCGCTTTTCAAGAAGCTGGTCGCCGGTGGCTCCGTTGAGAAAGAAGCCCTTGAGCTCACGCTGCAGAGGCAAAAGCTGCTGGAGCAGGAAAAAGAGCTGCGCTCGATGCTGGTGTTGCGGTTTGGTAAAGAGGTGTATCTCGACATGATGCGCATGCGCGAGAAGCTGGCGACCGAGAGGCGCCGAGCCGAGCACCTGCAACAAGAGCGCCGCAAGGCGCTTTTTTTGAATCTGGCGTTTGCCGTCCTGATCGGCGGGATGCTTTACAGCATTTGGCTACTGATCTGGCTTGCTGTGGAGATGGCTGGTGGAACCCCTGCCTGACGCTGGCGCCTACCAGGTCAACCGTCGCCGCATGTGCTGGGTCGCCCTGCTTTGCATGGTGGCCATGGTCGCGGCAATCATCGTCGACCCCGAGCGGTACGGCAAGGTCCCAGCCTTTGACATGGCCTTTTTGTCGCTGGCCGGGTTGGTCGCTGCGTACTTTGGCGCCACCGCACTGCAACGTAAATAGGACCGCCATGGCAATTTTTGAACCAGCCTTTGACCAAATGCTCAAAAACGAGGGTGGCTACGTGCTGCACGACGTGGCGGGCGACCGGGGCGGGATGACCTACGCGGGGATCGCCCGCAATATGAACGCGGACTGGGCTGGCTGGGAATTGATCGACCGCAAGGAGTTCAGCTCGGAGTTGACGGCCATGGTGCGCGACTTTTACCGAGACGCCTATTGGCGACCGATCCGGGGGGATGACCTACCCCAAGAAATCGCCGAGTCGATCTTTGACTTCGGCGTGAACTCAGGCACCCGCACCGCAGTGAAGCTGGCCCAGTTGGTAGTAGGTTCCCAGCCCGACGGCGTGCTCGGCCCCAAAACCGTTGAAGCGCTAGCGGCCATGGACGGCGATTCGTTCAAAAAGTCCTATGCCCTTGCCAAGGTCGCCCGCTATGCGGCCATTTGCAACAGAAACCGCACCCAGTCGAAATTTCTGCTGGGCTGGATCAACCGGACCCTGAAGTCACTATGAACCTACTTGGCATTGGATCAATCGTTGAGTCCGTCGGCAAAGTAGCCGGTGACCTCATCACCACGGACAAGGAACGGCTGCAGCTTGCCATTGAAAACCGCAAGCTCGACCAGGCGATGGACCTCGCGCAAATCGAGGTCAACAAAGCTGAGGCGCAGCACAAGTCGGTGTTCGTCTCCGGCTGGCGCCCAGCTATCGGGTGGATTGGCGCTGCTGCCCTCGCCTATCAATTCTTGATCTATCCAATGCTTGGCTGGGTTTGGTCCCTGCTGCAAGCCAAGGGCTGGGTGCCGGCAACCCTGACACCGCCGCCGCTGGTCGATGCCGACCAACTGTGGGTGATCCTGTCGGGGATTTTGGGCATCGCTGGTATGCGCAGCTTTGAGAAGTCCAAAGGGGTGGCAGCCAAATGAGCGCGGCATGGAAGCGCAAAGAGGGCAAAGACCCCAAGGGCGGCCTCAACGAAAAGGGACGCCGAAGCTACGAACGCGAGAACCCGGGCTCTGACTTAAAGCGCCCACAGCCCGAGGGTGGCAAACGCCGCGACTCGTTCTGCGCCCGGATGCGCGGTATGAAAAACAAGCTGACCTCAAAGAAGGTCGCTAACGACCCCAACAGCCGAATCAATAAAGCTCTCAGAGCTTGGAGGTGTTAAACAATGGCCGTCGACAACAACCCATTCGACATCACGACCCCAACGGTCAGAAACCCGACCCTTGACGAGTCATACAAAACCAACGCCACAACCGCAACGCCCACGGTCCCTGCGGCATCCGGCACCTTCGCGAAGGCGAGCACGCCTGATACGGTCACTTCCACCGGGTACGACGCAACGACCTACAGCACCACAGACTGGAGTGACACCACAGACCAATCGGTCGCCAACCAGCTTCAGGGGCTAATTGCGCAAAACAGCCCGCTGATGCAACAGTCAAAGACCAATGCCCTGCAGGACATGAACAAGCGGGGCTTGCTCAACAGCTCGATGGCAATCGGCGCTGGTCAAAACGCCGTTATTGCCAACGCGCTCCCGATTGCGCAAGCCGACGCCAAAACCCGAGCGGCGCAAGCTGAATTCAACGCCACTGCAGCAAATACTGCATCAGCGAACAACGCCTTAGCCCAAAATACCGCCGCCCAGTTCAGCGCCTCCCAGCAAAACGAGGCTGATCAGTTCAACGCTCGTCTGGCAGCCGAGACCGACCAGTTCAACGTGGGTCAGGAGAGCACGGGGATTGAAGCCAATACGCGGCGCGAGCAAGAAGCGGCGTTAGCGGAGTTCAACATCCAGAGCGACTTGGTGAAACAGCAGCTCGTTAACTCGTTCGATGCAGCCAAAACCAACGCGGATGCCGAGACTCGGATCGCCCTACAAAACATCGATGCCCTGACCCGAGTGGAACTGGGCCAGATCGAGTCTGACTTCAAGCAACTTATGCAGACGTCAGCCTCCGCGTCAGAGCTCTTCGCCCAGGCGCTCAAAAACATCAACGACCTTGTCATGAATCCTGACCTGAGTACCGAAGCACTCAACAACGGCATCACCACCCAAATCCAAAACTTGCAAGGTGGTATGGCGATCCTTGACGCGCTCAACGAAAACGTCGAAGGGCTCAAAGACATCATCGCCCCCGCCGAAGAGGAAGAGGCAACAGCCTAAGCGATGCGTGAGCAGTGGCTACAGCCGGTCATCGATGCGGTGCCCGGGGCCACGGCCGTGGACTTTGCTGACTGGGAGGTCATCCCGGGTTTCTTGGATGGCAAACACGTTTGCAGCGCGGTAATGCGCGGCAGCGAAATTCACTTTGCCGTTGTCTCCGGCTGCCGCCCGATCCTTAAGGGCCGCACACAGGATTTCTTGCAGCCCCTTTTTGACCGCAAGGGGTTTCTTACCACCCGGGTTCCTTTGAGTGCTCGCGCCGAACGCCGCTTTGTTGAGCGGCTGGGCTTTGAGCGCACATGGAGCGACCACCTGTTTGACTACTTTTTCTTGGGCGACCTGCCCTTTTCGAGGACTAAACATGCGACCAGCTTTATCTAACCGCGCTGTACACAAGCACTACCTGTCGCTGGCGGATACCCGAACGCTGGCCACCATGGGACCAATCGGTGATCCGACTGGCGGGCCAGCCTATGGAGAGCGAAACGCCCCAGCCGCTGCCGTGATTCTGGGCGGCGCCCAGATGTACGGTGCGTATGCCGCCGCCGGGTCATTCGCTGCAATGTCCGTAGCACAAGGGTTGGTCTTTGCCGGTGGCGCCATGCAAGCCGTCGGCGGTCTGACCGGCAACTCAGATTTGATGAAGCTTGGCGCGGTCAGCTCGCTGGCGGGCGGAATCGGTGGCTATCTGTCTGACCCAGGCAGTGGCTTTAACACCAAGGTTGCTGAGGTGTTCAGTGACGCGCCAGCCGCCCCCGCGACAACCACACCATTTGCTCAGGGCACAAACGCTTCAATGACCACACCACCGGCGAACCTGTCCCAGTCTCAACTCTCGCCCTTGGCGACCGGGTCGGTGAACCCAGCACAACCGGTTGTGCCGGTCACCGCTCCGCCACCACCAGCAGTGGCACCGGCCGCAGCGCCCGCAGCGGCTGGGGCGCAAAGCCCCGGGCTGATCGGCCAGTTCACCAGCTACGCCAAAGAAAACCCGATGGCGGCCATGATGATGTCTCAGGCCGCAGCCGGTGGCCTAGAGGCCGCTGGGAATATTTTGAGCGGTAAATCTGCGGCTGAGGCCGACGCACTCGAAGCCGACACGGACTACAAGCGCGCACTGGCGGAGAAGGCGCGGGCCGACGCACAGCTTGAAGTGCAGCGGCGTGCCAACCTCAACAACAACCTGAGCAGGTACACGCAGCCGTACAAGCTCAACCCGAACGCCGTCTTAATCCAAAACCAAGCCTGAGGTCCACATGGCACTACTTAATGACCAAATGCCCATCACCCCCGAGTCAGTCGCCGAGGGGATTGAAGTACCCGCAGATGTGAAAGAAGCCTACGACCGGGTCGTGCTCGCTGGCATGAAACTCATGTTTGGCGATAAGACCCACCAAATGGCTCTGAGCCAACTCAAGGGCGAAGGACCGCTGTCCGTTCGACTAGGCCGCGCCATTGCCAACATGGTCGTGACCTTTTTTAACGAGTCAAACAACACCATCCCGCCCAGCGTGTTGATCCCCGCCGGCACCTACCTGATTGCGCAAGCCGCTGACTTCCTGCGCCAAGCGCAAATGGATGAGGTCAGCAACAAAGCCATTGCCGATGCGATGCAGGTGATGGTGGAAGAAGTGGTGCGCAAAGTCGGCGGCAACACCCAAAAGATGTACCAACTGCTAAACCAGTACGGAGCACCCCGCAATGGCTAACTCGCTCGGACTCATTGGCGCTGCAATAGCCAAAACCCTACAGGGTGGCGCTCAGGCAGCGTCCGAAGCAAGCAAAGGGCTTTATGAAAAAAAGCTCAAAGTGGACTTGGCTGCTGAGCTGGCCAAGATCGACGAGGCAAAACAAAACCGCTTAGCCGACGCTGCGGTCGACCGCGACATAAACGCGGTTCCACGGAGAGCACTAGCGCGCCTTGGTGCAGCCCCCACGGTCGGTGCGGCTGTTGCAGCAGAAGAAGAGCCAGCAGCTTTGGCGAGAGCGGCGCGCGAGAAGACGGGATACCAAGAACGCGCCGCGTTTGACCTAACGCAAATCCCACTCAAGGAAGCCGCCACCACACAGGCCACGATCACCCGGATCAATACGCCGGGGTATTTGGAAGGGCTTGAGCGGGAAAATGCGGCTAAGCAGTCTCCAACGGCAAAGCTTGAGTTCAACAGCAAATCCGCCATTGAAGCGCTTAAGACTGAACTATCCAACACGACGGACGCCGCGACACGGCAGCAGCTTCAGCGCAAGATTCGCGATCTCTCGGGCAAGTCCACCCTGTCTGCAACCGAGGCGGCGACGCTGGCTAAAACCTATGGCTCGGTTGCTCAATCGCTGCTGCGTCAGGCGCAGACATTACGCAACTCTGGCATGGAAGAAGACGCAGCAAAAGCCAAGGAGCTGGAAGAGCAGGCTCAGGCATTCCTCAGTCAATTTCAAGCTCTGGAGCAGCAACTGGGTCTGGGTTCGTCACAACCGCCCCGAAGCAGAGCGCCTAACCCGGGAGGCGGCAGCCCCAACCCACCGAGTGGCGGCGCTACTCCCCGACCCAGTGCCGCTGACTTTGCAACACGCTCTAACCCGAATCGCTAAATGAAATACGACCTTGCTGGTGCGCTTGCCGCTGGTGTGAGCAAGCGAGATATTGCCGACTATTTAGCTGGTAACGCTTACTACGACCTGGACGGCGCCCGCGCTGCTGGGGTTTCGGACGACGACATCATTGCGTTCCTGATGAAGCCCGAAGAGCCCAGCTTGATGGACCGGGCAAAGCAAGGGGTTGCCGATACCGCTACAGCCGGGAAACTGACGTTTAGCCAAGACCCAGCAGAAGTCGCACGTATCGTGGCAGAGGCTGAGCGTAATAGCTTGCCTCTTACCGACACCCAGAGGCGAATGGCCGCGGAGATCGCACCTTACCAGCAGCAGTACCAAGCAACCAAGTCAAAGCTACCCGAGGACAACGTACCGGGTTCGTGGAGCCCCGTCTCATCTCAGGAAGAAATCGCTCACGTACTTTCTGGCGCTTCACTGCTTGCCAAACGTATCAGTCAGTTCATCGAAAACCCAAATGAAGCCGCCGGCCTGGTCGTACAAAATCTTCCGAACTCGGCGCCCGGGATGGTCGGCACAGTCGCCGGTGGACTGATTGGCGGGCGACTTGCGGGCTTACCTGGCGCGGCTGGTGGCTCTATTCTGGGCGGATGGGGCGGCGGGACTGTAGTTGAGGCCGGTGCTGCGCTTCGCGATCAAATTGTTAAAGAGGCTCAAACGCGAGGTATTGACCCGAGAAACGCTGAAGCATTAACGCCGCTGGTACAAGAAAAATGGGGTGAGTTTGTAAAACGCGCTCGCCTCAAGGCATTGGGAACCGCTGGAACCGACGCCGTTTTGAATACGTTGACACTTGGAGTTGCAGGTGCTGGTGAACGCTTCATTGCCAAACAATTTGATGATTTAACTAAAGCAACCCAAGCCGGACGCATCGCACCCGATTCTGCGAAAAAAGCTCTCGACACGCTCAACGATCAGGTTAAAGGATCGCGGTCAATTAAAGGGCGTTTAAAGCGAGGAGCCGGCGTGGTCGTCGCCGAGCCATTTGGCGAAGGCGTCAGTGAGGCTGCGGGTCAGCAGTTGGCATACGGCGAAATCGACCCGCTCGACGTCATCGACGAAGCTATCTTGGGTCTTGGGCAAGGTGTGGCCATGGCATCAGGCCGAGGTGCACTGACCCGACTGGCTGGTGTCAGCGATGTCCAACGCACCGACCAGGCGATGTCCGCTGCACGCGAGGCGCTTAAATCAGCGACATCCGCCGGAGAGGCAGTGGCCGCAGCCGACACCATGGCTGGGAGCCTCGATGACATCTTGGCGACGACGGTCCAGAGTGATTTAACTCCAGCCGTCACCGCTACGTTGCAGCCAACACCACCGCGCTCTGCCCCTGCTCCAGTGGCTGCTGCAGCCCCGGAACCCCAAGCCGAGCTGCCGACCCTGCAGCCGGTGCGCCCCACTCTTGCCCAGCAACAGCGCGCCGTTGATCTCGATGTCCAGGCGGGCATGCAACCCACCGCCTTTGATACAAGCAATCTCCAAGCTCAGGCGCAAGTGGCTCGGGGTGAACCTCTACAGCCGGCTGGTTATATTGATCTCAAGCCAATGGGCGAACGAGAGGCGAATCAGCGGGCTGCGGTCATTCGCGATCAAACAGCAATTGCTGGGGGCAACGCGTTGGCCATCGCGGTTGTACCCCACCCCACCACCGCTGGGTCGTTTGCCATTGGGCTGCGAGAACTCCCCGACCTGCGGATTGAACCCCCCGAGGTCACCCCAGCCCAAGCGCAGCAGCGCATCGAAGCTGCTGCACTGACCGGCCAAATCGCTGAGCGGCAAGCCGAAGATGCCCCACGTCAGATCATCGTTGACCAGGCACTGCGTCGGGTCGAAGCCCGAGGCGGTGTAGCAAGCCCTGCAGAGGCTGCCATATTCGCCGAAGCTGGGGTCGGTACTCCATATGACCGGGTCGACCCAACCTTAGCGCCCCCGCTCACGACAGATCAACGACTCACTCAAGCGACTGGCATCTCGCTCGATCCACCTGCGCGCTTATCCAACACTGGCGAGTCAACTCGCGTTGGGCGACTCGAAGCCGCAAACACCCAAGCGCAAGCTGAATATCAAGCACAACGGGCTGGCACCATGGCCCAAGCAGACCGCCTCGTTGCCGAGACTGCAGCCGCCAGCACCATTAACCAAGCCCCAGCCCTTGCCGATGTGGTGCAAGTGCTGCGTATTCCCGGGGCGCAGCGCACCAGTGCGCAGGTCCGAGCTGTCCAGCGCGCACGGGCGCGCCTCTCCCCCGAAGATTTCGCGCTGGCTGAGCGTGCAGCCACGATGCCGGCTGGTCTGACCAAGGCTGAGCGTGATCGCATCGGCGGCTCAATCCCCACGGTGCAAATGTCAACGACCCGCAGTGACGGGGGTACGGTTGACTTAAACGGCGTGGCGCACGACTACCGCATCGTCTCCCCCCGCACCGGCATGTCGCAGCTCATCAATCAGCTCGCGCGGCTTTTCGGCAAAGAGGTGGTCTATTTCCAAACCGCCACACTACCCGCCGACGGGTTTGTGATGCCTGAGAACAATCGGCAGGTATTCATCAACGCCGACTCGGCCATGTCGCCGTTGGCGGTTTTCGGCCATGAGCTGCTGCACTTGCTCAAGCGCGACAACCCGGTGGCTTACCAAGCCATCGAGGCGGTGGTGATGCGGCGTATGTCCGAAGGGACCATGGAGGCATTCCGCCGGGACTACGGCGAGACCGCCAACATTGAGGAGTTGAGTGCCGACCTGATGGGCAACGCCTTCTCTGACCCGACCTTCCTGGCCGATGTGTTCAACGAGATCGCGGCCATGGCGCCGACCGAGGCGCAGAGCATCATCGCCCGCTTGGCTGCTGCGATCCAAAAAGCGATTCGCGCCGCCCGCGCCATCATCGATCGGATGCCACCAGCCGCTCGCGGCTTTCAAGCCGACACGCTAGTGCAGAACTTGGAAGAGATACGGGCTGCCCTGCGCAGCGCATTGGTCGACTACGCCAATCAGCAGCAACTCCCAGCACGGCAGCTTGAGGCAGCGCGGGCGCGTGCCGAGGCGCAGGTTTCCTTGGACGCTGGGACGCGAGCAGCGCCCGAAGCGCAGCCAGTTACCGCCTCCAACAGGCGCCCTGACACGTGGAAAGCCACGCCCGAAGACCGGCGCTTGGCGGAAGAGTATTTCGAGATCAACGGTATCTATCCGTACCTGAGCGAAGGCAACCGCGAGGTCAAGGTCGAAGGTGCGAGCTTCAGCGTCAAACGCGTTGGCAAATACGGTGACCACCCGGTGCTGGGTATCCCAGTCAATAAGAACGGAACGGTTACGGTGTACTACCCCACCACGGCTGCCGACGCACGTCGCATTGCCCGCGATAAGACGCTAGCCGCCGCTGACGACAACAACCGAATCTATGTGACCAACGAATCGGCTGGATGGCGAGCCATGGAGGAGATGGGCAACATCCCCCAAGATACCGACGGCTCGGTGATCGCGCTACAAGTCAACCCAGACGACCTGCAAATCGACCGGGAGTACCCCGACGGTCGCAAAGACTTCTTCATCCCCACCAAAGAGGGTCAGTACTTTGACCAAAAGATGTCACGGCTTTGGGCGTTGCGTGCATCACGCCGCCAAGCCATCGATGAGGCTGTAACCAACCGGGTGCTAAAAGACCGCGTCGCTCAGACGCTGGCCGAGTACCTGGCCATGACACCCAAAGAGCAGCGTGCCGCCAGCTCGGCCGCCAAGCAACGTCTCGAAGAGCAGCACAACGTCACCACGCTGTTGGGTGAGAACGGCAAGCTGGAGAAGACTCGGGTCAACGATCTCGGGCTGACGTACGACGGCAACCCTGTGGCTAGCCTTGGGCTGGGCATGGCCTCAGCGCAGAAGATCAACAACCGCCTCTCGACCTGCCCCAATAGCGCGGCGTGCGAGGGGTTGTGCCTGGGCGATACCGCTGGACAAAACCGTCTATACGGTGGTGCGGCCACCCAGTCGGTTGCCGGCCGCTACGAGAAGCAAGACTTCCGGGCTGGCCCCCGCCTATCTCAGTACCTAAAAACCGAGGCATTTGTTGCCAGCACCGGTGAATTGACGATCCGGCTGCACGAAGAGATCAACCGCTTTGAAGAATGGTGCGAGGCGAACGGGTACCAGCCGGCAATCCGCCTCAACGTCACCAGCGACATCAGCCCAGACATCTGGCAGCCGCTTATCGAGGCGCACCCCAACGTCTATTTCTACGACTACACCAAGCTCAACAGCAAGCCGGTAGCCCCCAACCACCACCTTACCTACAGCTCGACTGGGGCATCCCAGATCATCGACGGCAAACTATTGGTCAACCCGCAGAGTAACTGGGACAAGATGGTGCGCAAACTCCAGGCCGGGTCCAACGTGGCCATGGCCTTCACCGACCGCAAGTCGATGCCCAAATTCGTGGTGGACGCCAAGACCGGCGAGCAGTTTGAGGTGTGGGACGGCGATAACTACGACGCCCGTTTCCTCGACCCTGTCCGCGAGGATGGCCGTGGGCTAATCATCGGCCTCACGAATAAAGACAAAACCGGGCGTACCGAAGACGCCGCGGTCAGGAACGACGGGTTTTTCATTGATTACGTTCCAAAACGTGACGGCGACACCGTCACCATTCCCGATCAGTCGCAGATCGGGGGTCGGCAAACGATCCCCATCGCTGCGTCAACCCGTCGCCCTGAATTCACCAGTGCCCTTACGAGTGGGCTTACTGCGGCAAAAACCAACAGCGCACCGGCATCGGCTTGGAAGCAGGTCATCAAGGGCATGGTCAACAAAGGGGCGGTCAAGGCTGAAGAGGTTGAGTGGTCGTCGATTAATGACTTCCTCGACCTGCAGCAAGGCAAGGTCACCAAACAAGAGCTGCTGGACTACGTTGCCAAGAACGGCGTCAAGGTCTATGTGACCGTGCTCGGGGATTCCGGACTCGACTTAGTCGGCGACCTTTATGTTGACCAAGTCCGTGATGGTGAATGGGCTATCTTCGATCAGCGCGATGAGCCAATTGGAGGCACATACGACAGCTTTTGGGCCGCGCAGGATGGGGCGGACGATATGGCTGCGAGCGACCCCACCCGGTACTCTAGCTACACCCTACCCGGCGGGAAGAACTACCGGGAGACGCTTCTCACCCTTCCCGAGGGCGAAGACATGCGGCGTGTCGACGGGATGATTTGGCGAATCAGCGACGACCTCGCCGACGATATTCTGGTTGACCTTTCAGCGGCCGGATTGGATCGATACGACTACGGTAGGGTTGAGACCACTGGCGGCGCTGCCAATATTGAGTTTAAAAATTTACCGGTGCAGGTGTGGGAGACCGTCCAACGGATTGGTCGTAGCTATGACCTCACCAGCGTCCACGTCCGAAAGCTCAAAGAGACTGGCACGAACAACGATAAGGATGTTCGCTCACCCCACTGGGACCAAAGCAACGTCATCGCCCACATCCGCACGACCGAGCGAACTCAAGAAGATGGCGACGCCAAGATTCTGTTTGTTGAAGAACTCCAAAGCGACTGGGCGCAGAACGCGCGAAAGCGTGGTTTCAAAGACCAAATTGGTGGCCGGGTATTTAAGTCGGAAGAAGGCATCACGCTGGACGTAGACCCTGACTCACCAATCAACCCCACCGACTCGACAACCTCGTTTGAATTTGAGCCAGACGATCCGTGGGCAGTGGAGTGGGCAGATGGCACGTATTCCTACGGATTCACCAGCGAAGCTGAGGCTGAGCTTGCTGTGCGTAACCGTCAAGCAAATGCGGCCGAGCGTGGGCCATTCATCGGGACCACGGACGCGTGGCTAAATTTGGCGCTCAAGCAAGTCATTAAGCAAGCGGT